AAAGCATCAAAAGCGTGATCAACACCAAGGTTTTTATTAGGTAATCCTGTATTCGGTGCATAAGTCAACGTCCTTAAAGACTTAATTAACTGTTTACATCTTGGGTGAATAAACGTCCTCCTATCACCACTCGCATCTAATAAAGCCGTATTAACACAAGTAATTTTATCCCTTATCTTCCACGGCGCACGTGGACTCGAAACATTAAATCCACTTCTCCTTAAAATACTATGATCAGTCGCACCAACGCCACTAGTTTTCCTCGCTCCACCTGTAGGGTCAGGACATGCTATTACTCTTCTTTCCACCCCATATCTGCGTACGACTTCTTCTGCAAAGTCCCATGTGGTTGCCCCACCTGTGAGCATGATTTCGTCAAACACATACAAGTTTTCCCCGTCTTTAACAGCACATATTCCTGACATTGGATCTACGTTAAAGTCAACTCCTAAAAGTATTGGCGAAACTGTTATATCTTTCGCTTTTTTTGATATATTCTCATCCCCAAAACTTACAGCAACCAACCCAGTTAAATTCTCAAAACTTGCTTCAAACTCCTGCCGAAATGTTCTCGCATCTAACTGCGCTCTAGCTGCTTCAACTTCCTCTTCTGGTACATTTCCTCCCTCAATAGTTGTATAACACCATCTCTGCCATTCCCCCGTAGGATCACTTGCCGTATAACACCATAAATCATAAAACCAACTCGCCGTCCCATCAGGTGTACTAATAAATAACGCCCAACCCTGTTTATCAGCTAACGCAGGTCTTATTACCTCAAACCATACCTCCGAACTCATAAAGGCTGCTTCATCTAACACAACCCCCGATAAACTCCTCCCCCTCAATGCCATCGCATTTTCTGTTCCTTTTAACTCAATACTTGATCCATTAACAAGATCTAGTCTCAAATCTGTCTCATTTTTACTCGCTATCCATACCTTCGGAACTAACTTCTTCAATGCCTTCCATGCAATATCTTTTGCCATCCGATACGTAGGCGCACAATAGAAAAATGTCTCCCCTGGCTTCTCAATCGCTCCCCTCAATAACTCAATACAACTTAAATAACTCTTCCCAAACCTCCTCCCCGCTACCAATACCCTAAACCTCTTTTCACTATTGAATACCTCCCCCTGCGCCCATCTCAGGTTAATATCTGGCCCTTTTTGTGCGCTTTTTACTGTCATAACCTATTATCTTATACATAATCCCCTCGACTTGTAATCGTGGCAAGAAAAAGTCAAGAAATTGAAGACATTATTCTAAAAAGACAGCAGCAACTTTATCGCAGTCAAACTGAAGGTCTTCCCGCAAGAGCTTTAGTTATCGCTCATGCCAAACTTCATGGCATAACAGAACGTCATGCTTGGAATGATTGGAATCAAGTTAAACAATGGAACGATGAAGATTGGTCTAAAGATAGAGAAAATATGGTCGCTCGTATTCAATCAATGCGACTTCGTGCTATCGAAAAAGCTATGCGTAAAGGTCAACTTCAAACTGTTCAAACTCTCCTGGCAGACCTTGGTAAAGTTGTAGGCGAAGCTGAAGAAGTTATAAACATTAAAGCTCCTGAACTCTCCATCAACATAGAAAAGAAAAAATCTTGATTTTCAATATATATTTAGGTTCCCAGGCCGAAGGTACTTCGGACTTGTTTTTGCTACTCCACCCCCTTGGGTGATAAGGGGGCAAGCGGTCTCTATTGCTCACAGTAGACTTTAGGGACTCCTAAGGTTGGGTGGTTGCATCTATATTCAGTATTCGCTCTTAGCGTGTCTGATAGCGTCACGTAGAAGGTTAGGGAGAATAGAGTTGAGAGAAGAAAAATTTTCATAGCCAGTAACCTTTTCCTTCTGATACATCCTTAATTGATAGTGGTGTTTCTATCTCTTTAATTTCATAACCAGCAGCTTCAAGCCTTTTGATGTGGTGGTCTCTATCGGCTTGGGTCCAATGAGGTTGGAATCTTACTTCTTTCCAATCATTAGTGTTAGTCATGTGTTGTTTATGTAGATGTATATATCATAACCTGATTAATTCACATATTCCATACCTCCATATTATTAGTTTACAAATATTGATAATATTACAATCTTAACAATCCACACTATTAGCTTACAAATATCAAATATCTATGGTAATATTAATTTAACTTCAGTATTTAACACTTAGCAACTCAAAAAATTAAATAGCCAACTAGCTAGTCAGTAAAAAAGCATTTACAAGAACTGAAACTAGCTAAACACAAAAACCACACAAACAAACAATGACAAACAAGAACGGATTAATAATTTATGAGGGACTCTCAAAAATAGATAATAAGCCGATAGTGCTAATTGCTACGGGTTTGGGATCATCTAAGAGTAGTAATCCTAAGACTGGCAATATGGTTCAAACTTGGATCTTACGCCAAGATATAAAACCTAACGAGGGACACAAGAACGGCGAGAATAGAAGTGTCTGTGGTGACTGTCCGCACGCTGGCTATAACAATGGTTCTTGTTACGTCCGATGGTTTCAAGCTCCATTAAGTGTTTGGAAGTGCTACAAACGAGGTAATTATGAATATTTAAAAGATAGTGATCTAGATAGATTTAATGGCGTAGCGTTACGTATGGGAAGTGCTGGTGATCCTGCGGTTATAGGGCTAGAAGTATGGCAAAAGTTATTAAGTAGAGTTAGGAGTCATACAGGATATACACATCAATGGCGTAGTAAGTGGGGTCAAGAATATAAAGGGATCTTACAAGCATCTTGTGACTCTCTATTAGATTACGTTGAAGCATCTAGCCACGGTTGGAAGTGTTTCAGTGTCAAACATAAGGACACGAAAGCACCTAAAGGGAGTGTAAATTGTCCGGCATCGAATGAGCAAAAATTAATAACAAATAATCCAGTGACTTGCAGTTCATGCACTTTGTGTGATGGTAATACGTCAAATGTTTTTATAAATGCTCATGGTAATACAAGTAATAGAGTATTAGTAGAGGGCAAGTCATGACTAATATCTATAGTGAGGAATATTACGAAAATAAAAAAGATAATTCAGACTATTGTTATAGGGTTAGTGCATATGTAGAGAATATCAAAAATGAAATTTATTATGATTACGAGTTTAATCTTATTAGTACGGTTGAACTAATCAAGCTGCATCATAAAGAAGGTAGAAAAATTAATGTGATTAGATCTAGAGAATAGGTCTAATCAATCACACTAAACAACACTTTTTTATGGCCAATCATTCACAAAAATTAAAATCAATTAAAGAGGAAATAATCGCTTTAATTGCAGACCAAAAGGACTCAACACCTTTAGAAATAAAGGAAAGTATAAAAGAAACTTTTAGTGTATCTTATAGAACCGCTGACAGGTATTATAAGACCTTTAAAGAACCTGATCATTTTAAATGCTCTGAAGCATCGGACAATAAAAAAGAATTATCAACTCAACTTTCTAGGTCACTTCAGAATGATCTAGAGGATATTGAGTCAATCGAGGATATCCAAAAAAGACTAGAACATAAAAAACTATTCAGTAAGATTTTAAATGATATTAGTACTTATTAATTGACTGTCATCTGGACAGTCAGACAGTAAAAAGGAATAAGCAATGACAATAAGTCTTATTTCCTTAACATTTCGCTATTCTCTACACTAATAGTGTAGAATTAAAAAGTTAACCAATCAAACCACACTTTTTTTATTATGCAATTATTAACAGTTACTCAATACATGACAGTATTGAATAATAAAAAACAAGTTACAGAACACTTGAACAGTAATAAAGACTTTCTCATAAGGGACTATGGCAACCCATGGGATAATAAAGCATGCAATAAAAGTGATTTATTGAGAGAAAAATACACCCATATTAAAATTTACTATGGAAAAAATACTTCAAAAGTTACGGTTCTTGAATTATAAGAACCGTAATTAATCACAGAAACAACATCAGGAGCTTTTTACTATGTCAACAATGTCCGAACTAGATAGACAATCTAAGAATGATTACCTGGATGATCCTTATGGTCTTATAGAAAGATCTTATAAGGAAAGACAACTAAGAAAAGACTATATGAATGGTCTTATTAATCAATCGGATTTTAAGACAAAAATGAATGCACTTTATGGTCTAGGAATAGACATGAATGGCAAAATCATGAATGCAAATTTGAATGAAAAAATATCATGAATGGAAAAATCATCTTGAATGGCTCTGGACAAGGAACTAGAAGATTTTACTTGAATGAAAAATCTGAAAGAGTCTGGATCGACATGCCATCAACTGAATGGCAAAAGTATCACTTAAAACCACGTTATCCAAACAAAAACCAATGAAAAACCTATCTGAATTGCAAACCAAAAGAAAAGAATTATTTGAATCTATAAAAGATTTAAAACATCAAATATCATCAGAATTGGAAAATGTTCATGATCGATGGTGTGGATATAAAGTATTAAAAGAAAGTAGTTGTGAAGCAGAGATTCAAGAATGGGATGGGAAAGAAGATGATCAATCCAGAAAGATCACTGGAGAGTGCTTTGAAGTTTGGCATGCTATTGGAGAGGAAAATGCTAACTATATGCAGAAGGAAGCAATGGGACATGCAAAGAAAGCAGTTACAGCACAAACGAAATTAGAAGCAGCAGAGAGAGAATTAGAACAGAATTGGAAAGATATATGTAAAGCAGAAAAAGAAGCTAAAAAGGAGGTGAAGTCATGATGAGTGGTATGACCGTAGGTTTATTAAAAGAAATTTTAAAAGAAAATAACCTATCTGATGATGATGTAATTGATTTCTATTTTACTTTTACAAGTGAAAAGAATTTAAGAGGTCAAAAATATATTCAGAAAGAATCAAGAGAAATGGAATTTGAAGGTATTTATAAAAAACATAATAAAGGCGAAGGAATCATTATTGAATTTGAACCTACAGAAGTGGATGAATGAGAAATATTACAATTTCATAAACAACCATTTTACTCCCTTTACCTCAAAGCATACACCAAGTACACTTCAATTATTAACCAAGCAATCATGAATGAACCAACGCCAATAAGAATACGACCAAAGTTGTATCAAGAAATGAAAGATGAAATGCCAGAAATCTTTACAGACACTACGACTTGGGTGAATTACCTTGCGCAAGTTGGGTTTAACTATCATATGGGGCTTGACCCATGTGGTAGACTGAAAACCGAACGACCGACAGAAAAAAAGAAAGAGGGGAGAGAGGTTTTCTATACTAGTAAAGAAGAGAATATAATAAATAAGGAAAAAAAGAAAAAATGGATTTTTAAAGCAGATCAAATACACGAAGAGCTTGAATTTTGTAAAGATTTAATCGTTAAATTCTGGACAGAGAAATCAGGAGCAAAAAGTGAAGAAGCATTCAAACTTTTAACAGGACATTACGGACTTTTAGGAATTAGAAGGAAGTATGGACTCAAAGATGGCGAGAAAGCGGTCAAGGAGCAGCTAGAAGAGGCCATAGCGAATAAATGGAA